GAATTTTTTAGTGCAGATAGTCCAAACAAGTTAAGAGGTGCAAGACGTGACATTCTATTCATCAATGAGTGCAACAACATAGACTTTGAAAGCTACTATCAGTTATCAATAAGGACTAAGAAATTCATCTACTTAGATTATAACCCAGTTAGTGAGTTTTGGGTAGATACTGAATTATTACACGATAAGGATAGCCAACTAATAACCTTAACCTATAAAGACAATGAAGCACTTGACCAATCAATAGTACATGAGATTGAAAAGGCAAAGGAAAGGGCAAAGACTTCAACCTATTGGGCAAATTGGTATAACGTATATGGACTTGGGCAGGTGGGCAGCCTACAAGATGTTATCTTCGACCAATGGAAGCAGATTGACACGATACCCGAAAGAGCCGAACTTGTAGGACATGGAATGGACTTTGGATTTACGAACGACCCGAGTACATTAGTTGCGATATATAAGTATGAAGGCAAACTAATCATTGACGAATTATTATACCGAACGAATATGACAAATAACGATTTAGGTAACTTTCTAAAATCAATACAATTTGGGCGCAAGGAGTTGATTTGTGATAGTGCAGAGCCTAAGTCAATAGAAGAATTAAGGCTGCAAGGATTTAACGTGCGACCTGCGGTTAAAGGTGCAGATTCAATAAAGATAGGAATAGACATCTTAAAACGATACGAGATACAAGTGACAAAGAACTCAACTAATTTAATCAAAGAATTGAGGGGTTATACATGGGAGAAAGACAATGAGGGCAAACTTACCGGTAAGCCAATAGACAGTTTGAACCATTGCGTTGACCCTATGAGATATGTAGCACTCTTAAAATTAAATAACCGACCGAGCGGTAAATATTCAACAATTTCAATCTAAATTTATATTTAATACAAATGATAGGCAATTACAACCAGTTAACGATTAAGCAGTTTTTAAAGATTAAACTCATTAGCGAACTTGAACAAGACCCTTTGCACAGAAAGGTTTTGATACTTAGTGAAATTAGCGGAGTTTCAGTTGATGAAATCGAAAGTATGCCAATAGGCGAAATGATTGAAGCATTGAAAGGACTTGACAAAATAGAAAACCTGCAAGCGGATGAGAAGATTAAGTTGAAATTCAAAGTAGGTGGCAGGCGATTCATAGTTAAGTGGAAAGAACAAGAATTAACAAGTGAGCAGTTCATTGATGTTAGCCACTTTTGCAAAGAACCCGAAAAGATATTGAGCAACATTCATAATATCTTAGCTTCAGTATGTGTGGAACGTAATTGGTATGGAAAAGAATTAGGCTACAAAGGCGATAAGCATAAAGAGGTCGCAGACTTGTTTTATAATGAGATGAAAATATCAACTGCATATCCTATCATGCTTTTTTTTTGCAAATACTACGAGGCATTGCAGCGAAATATCCTAATTTATTTGGAATCGGAAGCGAACAAGGCGATGAAGAACACGAAGGAACTGATGGAGAAATTCAAACTTTTAGAACCAAATGGGGATGGATTGCAAGCATAAATGATATATGCAAAGATGACCGAACAAAATGGGATTACTTTTTTAAAATGAATGTAATTGAGTTCTTGAATACAATGACTTTTTATAAAGACAAAAGCGAACACGATAAAGAAATATGGATAAGGCAGCAGCAGCAGCAATAGGAGCAAAGTTTGGAGAGTCAATTAAAGACTATACAAAAGCAAGTGAGAATATCATTGAGGCTATTGTTATGGAACATTGTAACGAAGGTATAAGGCTAATGTCAAAACAGATTAAATCAAAAGCAAGAACAGGGCAAGCAAGTACATTAGCAGCGAGTATGAGTAATGTTCCTGTTCAAGTAAGTGCAACTAAGTTTCAAGTGAACACGATTAGTACCGAGTATTATGCTGACTTTGTCGATAAGGGTGTAAAGGGAGTTAAGAATAAAGGCAAAGCACCACGAAGCCCATATAGTTTCAGAAACTTAGGAACATCAAAGTCAATGATTGAATCGTTTAAAGATTACATCGCAAGGACTGGCAGCAAGTCAATGAACAAAAAAACATTGATAAGAAAGAACAAGAAAAAACAATCAGACTTGATAACTAAGGAAGCGAAGCAGATGGCAGTAGCAACTAAAATAGGTGGTATCAAACCGATGAACTTTATAAGCAAAGCAGATAATCCACAAAGGACAAAACAACTTGCAGCAAGTTTAGCAGTAGCATTAGGTAAGGCAATGGCAAAGAATATTAAAATATCAATCAATGGCAATTAACATCATATCAAATCCGAACAGCGTGGTGAGTGCATTTAATCAAATGGCATTTAATGTGAGTTCAACACAAGCAGGGCAAAGTAACTTTAATTTTATAGCAGATGTTTATGTGAGTGGAATAAACACCGCAGTAAGTCGAATTGCAATACCTAAACAACCGAGTGTTAATACTTGTTTGATTGATGCAAGTCCTATATTAAAGAACTATGTTAAAAATGATTTCTTTAACGTAAGCGGTTCTAATTATTGCGAAGCGAATATAAATAGCAGGGCAAAATATTACGTTCAATTTGGTGAGTTATACGATGTCAGCGGAGTGCCAACTATATACCCTGACCTTAGAAGATTCCCGACATCAGGTAGCAACACCGCAGTTAATTCTATATTTGGATTTGAAGAGTATAACAACAATGTTTGGGATGGTTACGAGGTAAGCGGATTTGGTTTCTTGACTGAGATACCCGAACGAATAACAATCGAGCAAGGTCAAGAATTAAGATTAAGTTTTTATGACCCTAATAATTTGATAGGATTTTTATATGTTGATGGTTATTCGCTTGATTATGTTGTGGCAAATAAAGTAAGTGGTGAGTTCTTATATAATGTCAATGTCAAAAACTTATTTGAACTTAATCCAATTTATAGAACAATAGGAACACATACAATAACACTTGCTAATAATTCTAATGCACCGGTTAAAACCATAACGATTGAGATAGTCGCAGCGTGTTCTAAGTTCGATACAATACGATTACATTGGTTAAATAACTTAGGTGGATGGGATAGTTACAACTTTACAAAACAATCTATTAAAGCAATGGATATTGACCGCAAGCAGTTTAAGAAAATGCAATCAATTAACTACTCAAAAAGTGATAGGTTAAAAACTAACTACAACACAACCATTATAGACAAGTTACAAATCAATTCAGATTGGATAAGTGATGAAATGGCTGATTGGTTTCAAGGGCTGCTAACAAGTCCGATAGTCTACTTAGAAAGGGGATCAGATAACTTCGTTTCAGTTAACATTACCAATTCAGAATACTTAATCCAACAATATTTGAATGGGCGCAAAATTCACAACTTGCAGTTAGATATTGAATACTCATACAATCGTTATAGTCAATCTTTATAATGCAGAAAACAGAACTAAAAATATACGCTGACTCAAAGTACTTCAATGTGGACTTGTTCGATAATGAGCCTATTGAGTTGACAAAGTCTATAATTGAACTGACCGAACCCGAGCAAAGAAAGTCAGACTATACTAAGACCATCAACATACCAGGAACTGCTAACAATAATTCAATCTTTACTAATATATTTGATGTTAATCACTCGATATTGAATGGAGATAACTCTAACTTTTATGTAGACTTTGACCCACGCAAAAAAGCTAATTGTATTCTATATCGTGAAGGCATTCCGCAGTTAAGAGGCTATTTGCAAATGACCTCAATCAACATACTTGATGAACAAAACATCACTTATGAATTAGTAGTATATGGAAGGGTGGCAAACTTGTTTCAAGATGTCGGTGATAACTTATTAAGCGATTACGATTTCAGCGAATACACGCACTTGTGGACTGAAACGAATGTAAGAAACTCAATCAATACTTCAATTATCATCAATGGTGTTACTGCAGCTTTTCAATATGGCAGGGGTTATGTTTACCCGCTAATAGATTATGGTTTTGATAATAATGCACAACAGACTTATAATGTCGACCAACTTTATCCTGCAATATATGTAAAGACTATTTTAGACAAGATTTTAAAAACACATGGTTATAGATACGAAAGCACAATCCAATCAAACACATTTTTAAATTCAACCGAGTTTAAGCGGTTAATAATTCCTGCAAGTGGAGTACCAAAATTAACAAGTGAACAAATAATAGACAAGACATTTGTAGTTGATAGGACAACAGATAACAACTTAGGTGCAGCAACTACCAATATCTCTAAGTTAATTTTTAATCGTACTAAACAAGATACAGACCCTGCAGGAGTAGCAGCCAATCATTCATCATGGGTAGTTCCAACAGGAGGAGGAGGAGTTTATAATTTTGTTTTAAAATTATTCTTTAATATTGAGTTAAATAGTAGTATTACTTTGCCAAGTGGTTGGTCTGTTAATTTTTTTGTTTTTGTTTTTATTCAAGATGTAAATAATAGAATTTTAAATACAAATTTCGTAAGTCAAGAATTTAATATGGGTTCTAATAATAGGACTTTAGATTTATCTTCAATATGGCAAACTGATAACAAGTTGATTTCTGATGGTGATGAAATATTTGTTAATTGGGTTATAACAGGTGTAACTTTAAAAGATAATACTGGTGCTTCTTTAATATCAAGGACACCAAGCGACTTAAATATTATCATCAAAACAGGAACAGAATTTTATGACATACCAAAACCCGAACTATCGGAGTTTTCAAATGTAAATCCGACAAGCGCACTTCCCGAATTAAAGGCTAAAGACTTTCTTACTTCATTGATTAAAATGTTCAATCTATACATTGAGCCAAATCAATTAGATGATAGATTATTAGCGATTGAGCCGAGAGATATTTATTATAACGATAATGTAGTAGACATCACTAACAACTTAGATGTGAGCAAAGACTTCATTCAAAAACCAATGGGCGCATTAGACTTCAAGCAACTTGAATTTAGCTAT